CCGAAGGCTTCAAGGTTGCACCAATAGATTCTGAAATAGTACCACTAGCTTCAATACATATCAAGTCACCAGTATACAGTTTCTTGGGAGCACGAGTTATAGTAGTAGGGGAAATCAAAGTACTTGATCCACCCGTATTATAATTCTGTCCCTTTTTTCGAGCAGGAAGGAAGCCACGTAGTGCTCTTGTACTAGACATAGTATTCTCCTTCCAATGTTTAAGAACTACTCCTGAAACGTAGGAGTTCGTCCTTTAAATGTTCTCGATTTGCTATTATTGGAAATAGGCATCTGTGAACTGGAATGTCTCATCAACTGTGAATTAACAGCTTCCAGCATCTCATTAGCCTTATTCCTATAATGCTTTCTTTTGGCCTCTAGCTTTACCGTGGGTATCTTACCCAAGGCTATGTCTCCACGACAGACAACTCCAGCATATCGACCTTCTTCTCTCACGGTAGAAGTGGCTCCCATCTCAGGAACTTCTTCAGGAGAAACAAACTCCCATCCTTGACCTTGTTTCTTACCAACTTCTTGGTAATCATCCTGACCATTAAGAAGGATACGTAGCCAACCAAGAGACATATCTTGCTGACGATATCTTTCCTCAACTTCACGAGGTATATAAGTTGCGTTTGGTTCTTCAAAGACGTACTCTGTTTCTTCTCTGGTTTCATTTTCCCTTGTTTGAGAATTACGTGATTCAATACGTGTCATAATTTCTCCTCCACGTTACAGTTTAATTGCTGTGTATTCGCCATCGGCATCCTGTACCTTTAGCTTTTCAGCAGCATATTGTTCAAGTGGTATACCCCAATTTTGTGCAAGCCTCACATCTTCTTTCGTCAGCTTTACTTTATTTGGGGCTGGAGTGGAACGTGACGCTCCAGCTACTACTTGAGCAGGTTTTGACGGTTGTTCCTGCACCGAACTTTGAGTGACATCAGAGTTAAACTTAGTTGGAAATGCTTCCTTAATTCTGTTGTCAACTTCGTTATAAAATTCTGGATCATTTGGATCATACCCCTGTTCTTTTAATTCTGCATCTAAAGCCAGAGCAGCAGCGGTCATAATCCTATCCTGTCCAAACCATTCATTTCGTTGTGTCCATTCAACAGCTTTAGGATCTGGCCTATTCGTCTGTTGTACAGGCTGTACCTGTTGCTGAACTTGTTCAGGCTCTTGTTCAAAATGAGTTTTTGTTACAGTTAATGTTTTAAGATCATTCTGTGCATCATTTAAAAACTCTTGTGCTTGTAATATTTTACCTGTGTCTCCCTCATCATGTGCTGATTTGTAGGCAGCTCTGGCAAGTTCTAATTTATCTGTTAACTGCTTTTCACTTGCATCTAAGTTAAGTTTATTAATATTAGTAAATTCTTTTTCTCTACTGGTAATTCTACTAGAGAGTTGCTCATTCTGTTGTATAAGCTGCGAGATCTGATCATCACGATCCTTACGTTGTTTAACCAGTTGACGTATACGTTTCTGAGCACCTTTAGTTTCTATACCCTCTAATTCTTTTGATTCTTCTTTTGTTTCGGTATCTGAAGGAGCTTCTGGTTTAGCTGTAACCTTTTCCTCCTCTTGTTCTACTTCAAACTCGACTTTAGTTTCCTCTTTGGACGAGGGTGCTTCTACTTCAGTCCATTCTTCTTTCTCAATCATTTCAGTTCCTTTCGTTGCTTACGAAGCATACGGATTTACGTTACTACTTTATTATACTATAAATTATATAAATGTGCAAGTACTATGATCCAGTTGTTAAATTAAATGTAGGATCTAGATCTCTTGGATGTTCTACTCTACATATTATCTGATCATCAAATAGTAGAATAAGTCTTACTGACTTATAAAATAATTTCTGACCAGCATGTTTAGCATAACATACAAAATCTCCTTCTTGGCACCATGCTCCATTTGGAAATTTTCCTTCATCGTCATATGCCAGTTCTCCTAAAGATAGGACTTTGCCTACCGTTGTGAGATATGCCATATCATCTCTGGTTGAGTCAGGTAGCATAATGCCACCCTTTGTCACACCTTTTATACTTATGGGCCTAACTAAAATATGAAAGCCCGGTAGTTCTGGTAGAGGATTGGGATCTTTGACCTCATCCTCTGTGATCCACATATCATTCTTGATAGCGTTTCCTAAATGTACCTGTTGCATTTACTCCTCATCATCATACATTCTCTTCTTGAGAATAGTTGTAAAAATTTCTCTACTCCAACGAATACCCTGCATATGTCCAACAAGTTCTCTATAGTTAGAAAAACTTTCGGCACCACCTTCAGAGACTACAGTTTGTAACTTCTGTAATTCGTTATTATATTCTTTTATTACCTCATCCCAAATTTCCATTATCTAACTGGCTTGGGATATTTCCATGCAGATGCATCTCGTTCATTCAGCACACCTTTACGTGCTCTGGCACCAACACCGCCATCTGCCTCAGACTTCTTAGTGAAATCACCATATGCACCACCGTCACCGTTGGGTACATGTTCTGGGTATCCATTAGTTACACCCTTAAAATCGTTAGGGTAGTGTACTCCTCTATACTTAGGCATCTTATTCTCCTTTCCTATTAGATTTATCTTTCATAAGATCACTTACTATATCAACAAGTTTTAACTGCTTATCTTTATCTATATCAGCTGACTTTTCTAAAGCCTTACTTCGTATTTTTTCGATATCCATATTATGTTTATTCTTACCGATAGATGCTTTAATTGCCATGTCTACCATTTTTAACTCACTATCTTGATTTAGTTTTAATTCATCTATACCAGCTTTAGTTAGTAATTCAACAGTCTTCATAGTTTCCTTACTTGCTCTATCCAGATCAGACTTCTCCTGCCTATATGCAGAATTTAAACCTGATTCCATAGCATCTTGAGCTAACTTGGCTTCTTCCAATTGTAACTTCTGTGCATCCAATGCAGCTTCCGCAGCATTCTGTGCAGCATCTAATTGTAATTTCTGCTGTTGCAATTCTACCTTTTTCTGTTCGAGAGCAACTAGTTGTTGTTCAGGAGACTGTGCCTGACCCATAGCCTGATTAGCATTAAGTACCTGTTGAGCAGCATAAACCATAGCACCTTCCATAACTTCTGGAGATTGTTCTGGAACCTGTTGTAATGCCTGTTGAGCAACACCATTAATCTGCTCTTGATACTTATGTACCATATGTTCCTGAATATTAGCTTCCAATATAGGCTTCGTACGTTGCATAGCTGGATTCTTTCCATGAACAGGATCTTGTAAATAAGCTGTCTTAACCTGTATATGAGCATCATGATTCTGACCGGGAAAGGCACCAATAGGTATACCCTTTGTCGCAGCCATGATATCTGATACAGGATCAAGTTCTTTTGGTTTACGTTTAGGTGGAAGTATCTCTTCCATATTCGGCATGTTGGCTGCATTTAAAATTGTTCTGTTTAATGCTTCCAAGTTAAACATGCCGGGAGGTGATTGCTGTGCCATTTGCATAGCCATTTGTGCAATCATAAGGCGGTGAGCATTGGATGGAATATTGGGATCGCTGACGGGGATAACGTCCACTCTTCCATCAAAGTCGGACTTGAATATACTCCGACTTTCATACGGCACATCGTAGGGATATTCACTTGGTAGATAATCATAATCTATTCTAGCCAAGATCCTAAATTCATCTCTCTGGGATTTATGCAATCTCTTGTGGATTGCAGAGAAGAATTTACTGGATGCTTCCAGTAGTGCCATAGTTGTACCCACAGGTCCGTAAGAAGATGCTTCCGATACAATCTGTTCTGTACTGTCGGCAAACTTCTGACCTGCTGTTGTTACGAAACCCAACATCTGGAACAAGGTCGAGGAAGGCTCTTTGTAGGGGAGAGGAACGATAGCCTTTGCCAAGTCCATACCTGTAGATTCAACTTCTTTAAACTCACCGGGACTGATAGGATCATTGTCACCAACCATCCTAACACCTTTTGCCTTAAAGCCTCCCGGCAGGTTCGCAAATTGACCTGCATCAATGAGACTTCTCATTGCTGCTGTAGCACTCATGGTTAGATTACCAAGGAAGTGCATGAGGCCAAAACCGTAGAAACCAAAACCCGGTACGAATCTATAATGTACAAAGTGATTCACTTTTTCTTTATTCGGATCATCAGGTTTATAGTTTCTACGAATACATAAAACTTTTCTGGATTGTTCTTCTATTGTTACAATGTAGGGAAGTGCTATTCCCTCTTCTTTATTAGGTTCATCCAATTCCAGATAACAATGCTGTTCCAGTAAAACATATTGAGGATCTGTATCCTGTGTTGGAGAGAACCCTAATATTGTATCCATCTTGGATGCAAATGCCGTGGGTTCAGGATTGGATGCTTCCGGTAATTCTGTATCGGAATATATTCCTGAACGAATATCTTTTGCCAAATCAACTGGACTACGATAAATTACATGTGTATACCTGTCAGCCTTGGAAAGATTACTGGAATAATAAGATACGTAAAACTGGTCAATAGGAACAAATTCTGACACTGGTCGTTTAAGATTTGCATCGTAATATACTTTCTTAAATGCAGAGCCTATTAATGGAAGATGGAAGAGCATCTTTTCAAATTCGTCAAAGTACTCTGGCATCTGCTCTGTAAGCTGATAGTTCATAAAGTTCTTAACACGATTAGCTTGTGTCTCACGTTGAGGAGTGGACTTGCCAAGTATCTGTGTCTTTATCGGACCTGCTGATGGAAACAATTCCTGTGATGCTTTACTCTGGAACTTCACGGCTGATTCAATTAGCAATGGATGTACAGCCGTACATGCACCTTCAAATGGTTCGGAGGATTCCTGTATCTTCAGACCAAGCAGATCGAAGCCACGTTCAAACATGGACTCCCATTCTTGTCGGGAGTTCTTATCTGCATCGTAATTATTATAAGTATCCTCTGCAATTTCTCCCAGAGTACTTTCATCTAGATCTTCTGCAAGATTTGTATACCATTCTTTTATAGGAGCTTCTGCTTCCATTTCAACAGTATTGCTAAAATCTACAGTAACTCCACCATCAGGATCTAATTCAAATGTTGCTTCTGTTTCTTCTTCCATAGGAACAGGACTCATAGGAACTACATTAGATACTTCCTGTGGTATTTGTTCAAATGGATTTCGTTCTGTTGCCATATTTATTTTCCCGTCTTTATCTATCTACTGGTATTTGAAAATCATAATCATCATCATGTGCTGTAGGTGTTGGACCCATTACATAAGCAGCAGCTCCCAGTGGAGTTCCTCTTTTAAATACTGATAGAGCTGATAGTAATTTATTTATAGATGGCTTATCAGTTTCTTTTGGACCTGTTATCTGTTTTGAACCTTTAGGCTTTGTATCTTTTTTATCAGCCAGTTGAGTTAGTAATCTTCCTAATGCATGTGTACCAACCGTTTTACCTACATCTTTTATACGTTCTTCTGGTGTATCTTTTTTTCTTTCAGTTGGAAGTTCTGCTACAATATCTTCTATTGAAAATTCATCATCTTCCGATTCTTCATCATCTTCCCACACATCAACTATCTGATCAAAATTAGTTCCTACAGGTTCTCCAGCTTCATAATCTTTTATTGCAGTATTGATAATATTTTCCATTTCTGTTTCTATTGCAGTATCTAATTCTTCACCAGAAAGTATTTCAAATTCTGGTTCTTTACCTTCCTCTCCATAATGGTATCCAATAAATTTAGAATATTTGTCCAGATTCGACATATAACCTTGATAAGTATCTCTAGCTAATCGTGTAGCTATATAGTTAGCTTTATCCTCACTAATTCCATCCTTCATTAATTCTTGTTTTAAATTGTGAAAATTATCTGATAGAGCATTCTTAAGATGTTTCCATGAATTTATTCCATGTGTTACATAGTCAGGATTCATTTCCATATCTTCTCTTTCATTACCAAGATCTAGGAACTTAGATACTAAAGATTTTAGAACTTCAGGTGAAGATCCTTTTGATTTACTAGGTACTATATCACCTAGAGTAAGATCTGCTATAGCACCGGGAAGGGAAGGCAGAACGGCTCTACCTATTGTTGCTAGACCACCACGTAAAACTTCCCTCCGATCTACTTCAGGTATTATATCAGGTAAATTTGTTTTCTTATCATTAGCCACGAGAGTTCCCCTTTAACTCCATTATACACCTAAGTTCTCCAATATGCAACCCTTTGTTGCTTTCTTGGTTCATCTTCCCATTGAGGATCTTCTGGATGTGTTACATGCCATGATTCTCTTAGGAAATGTATAGCCATTGTCAAGGCATCTACCTGATCATCATGGGCTGCATTGGGAAACTGTATCAGTTCTTCTATAAGATCAGCAGCCCACTTCTTATGTACAGGTATCCAAACCTTTCCTGCTTCCATCATGGGAGAAGCTGCATATACCCTGCTGACTTTATCCCTATCTGGAAGATATTCTCTTATAGGTAGGCCACTTCTTCTCATATCCTGTATGAGTGACTGACCACTTGCCTTCTTCTCTATAATACATACATCTGGTTTAAACTGATCGTACAACATTTGTGATATTCTACGTAGTTCTGGATATTCAAAGCGACCTTTAAGATTACCAAGAAGAATCAGATTGGATACATAAGATTCTCGTCCGTCTTCCTCCTCATCAAACATGGAGAATATACCCCATGTCTGTATTACACTAAAGTCTGCCGTAGTTCGAGTGGAAAAGGCCGTATCATATGTTTGCAGGATAAAGTCACATGTTGGTGGATCTTCGTATTCCCACTCTCGTATCCATTTCTTCTTTATCAGTCCACCTTCTTCTGGAGTTGGATCTTGCATGTACAATGCATTCCAGTATCGTGCTCCATTCGAGGCTTTAATCTCATTCTCATCAATTTGTAATACTTCTTTGGGCTTCCATTCGGGAAAATAGGAAGAACCCACTGGTAGCTCTAAAAGTTCTGCCGCTTCATCATCTAACCATGCAGGTATTCGTACAACTTCCCAAGGTAGAGTCTCATATTCACTCATTTCCTCTTGTTGTTTTAGCAACCAGCCACATAAATCATCGAAATGATACCTTGTATTAATGATGAGTATGGAACCATTGGGCATTATACGTGTACGTAGGCCAGCAGGATACCATTCTTTGACATATCTACGGCCAGCTTCGGAATATGAGTCCTCTTCGGACATCACATCGTCCAATATGGCTATATTAGCCCCTCGTCCTGCAATCTGACTACGGACCCCGGCTGCGTAATAGGTGCCATTCTGGTTTGTTTTCCACTTTCCTGCTGCTCTAACGTCCGTCCGTAACGAAACTCCTTTAAATATCTCCTGAAACTGTTCAGAGTTAACAACGTCACGAACAGAACGGCCAAAATCACTAGAAAGTTGATCACTGTGAGAAACAGTAAGAATTTCATGTTCTGGATTTCTCCCTATATACCATGCTGGAAACAATTTGGAACAGATAACAGACTTGGAACTCCGTGGTGGTAGGAATACCATCAGCCTTTTTATCTCTCCAGCCTCTAATTGTCTTAATTTATTGGAAATTACCTCTATATGCTTACCCATCTTCCAATCGGAGACAAGCATCGGGGCCATTAAACGGACAAATGACAGGAAATCATCTTTAGTTTCCTGTAGTACACTTAGATTTAATAGACCTTGAAGGTTAACATACGGAGATACAATAGAATCTTCTTGTAAATTCATTATTAGCTCTAAAAAAATAATAAAAAATAAAAAATATTCAAATAAGTTTTAATAATTTTAGTTGATCTACTTATTTTATATATAATTATACAACAAAAGTGGTGAACATCCAAATGATTTTTACTATGACCCTGTAATTTTAGGTAAATATGTGGCACCCCATTCTATATATATGATCAAGCCAGCCATTTTTCCCTCCCCCTCCCCATTTTTGGCTGTTTTGCTTGCTTTTTGGGGCAAAATGATACCTTGGTGATATCCCTAGGTTTTCTCATGGTTTATATGTCTGTTTAGTGGGTTTTCCCTAGGTTTTCTGCCGTTTTTGGACCTTGGTTGACGATGAAGGTCGATGAAGATTTAGAAACCCTAGACTCCTCCTTCGGAGTCGTAGGGTTTCTTAGGCTGCAAATTCCACAGCAAATTTTCATTTCATTTTTCACATCGTTGCAAGGTGAAATCGAAAATCAATTAGAAACCCTAGACTCCTCCTTCGGAGTCGTAGGGTTTCTTAGCCTACGAATTCCACAGCAACCAATTCCGGTTGTTGAACCTAGCTACCAGCAATGGTAGTTAGCCGTTGTTGGTGGCACTTGATCGAAAGGATCAAAAAATGACCACAAAACAACAAGTTACCGACTTAGCCAAGATCGTTCTTGGACTAGCCAATCAGGTCGAAGAACTCACCAATCAGGTGAAAAACGACCAACCAACCAAGGCTAAAAAGTCTCGGAAAACGGCGGCTAGAGCCACGAAAGCACCTGCAAAAAAGCAGGTAACTCGTTGGTTTAAGCAAGGTAAAAATGGCAAGTGGACCGAAACCAAGGATGGATCTAGGGTTCAATTCCAAAAAGACAAGGAAGCCCTAGTCCCTCTGGCCATGTTCAACTCCAAAACTGGAGAATTGAAAGCATGGAACTCTGACGGTGACGTTTCATTGCCAGTATAGCTAGGTTAAGCCATGAGGGGGGCTATCAAGCCCCCCGATTGGTTTCTATAAGCCCTATCCGTAGGGTTTATAAAAACCAATTGAGGTTTATCGAATAGGTCTATCATGGCCTATAATGGCCCTATCATGGGCTAACAATCAGCAAGGGAGTTTATTGTGACTATCAAGCTGAAAAACTGTGGTAATGCCTTCTTTCTATCAGGCAAGCAAGGCAACGCCGACAAAGACTGCAAGCCTGTAGGCCGTAGACAAAAACGGCAAGCAAGCAAGCTCTTAAGGCAAATAAGCAGCGAGGAAGCCATTAAGATATTAAATGATGAGACTTACTGGCAGCAGGAAGGAATGAACCAATGACAGGCATCATATGGTTAGATGTAGCTATAGGACTAGGTTGTGCTATAGTCATGGTTGCTTTATTTTATACAGATTAATTCCTCTTTAGCGTAGGGGCTAGGCAAGTTAGTCTAGCCTCTTTCTAAGTAGGAATTAGCACACAACGTGCTGATAATGACCTTATCATAGGTCACTACGGGCTATCATGCCCAGAAAGGAGCATCCTTGTGGCATCAACCATAAAGGAAGCAATGGCTAATGCTGAACAGCATAAGCAAAATACCGAAGAAGTGCTGGACCTTATAGAAGAAGGTGCAGCTAAAATATCCCTAGGCAAGGGAGACTATGTTGAAGTCTCCATAAGCCCTAGCGGTAGAGTTAAATTTAACATAGTAGATAAATGAAAACTCTCTTTGGTACACCAGTAAATCCTTTGGTATTAGAGGTATCAAAGGACCACCCATTGCACGTTAGCAATCTCAAGGAATGGTACGATCATGCTAAAGAACAGGCAAGGCAGTGTCGTTCCATGATAAGACTTGCTAAGAAGCAAGGGGATAAACGTGCTACGGATAAGCACATAACCAACCTATATAGCCATAAAGGATATATGAAAAGTATCCGTCAGTATGTCAAGTATGGCACATGGGTCGATAACTTTTGGGGTAAAGACCAAGAGTTTCGAGTAACTTGGAGGACGTTATGAAGTGGATGAGAGTTAATTTCTCCCGTTGGTATAAGTATCCTGAAGGAGATTCTCACTTAGAAAACTCCAAATATTATACAGTAGCTTGTCATAATAGATCTCAAGCTATCACCAAGGCTCATGCTTTGGCAGTTAAGGATAACTTTGGATCTAAAACTTTCAAGTATTTGCTTACACACATACTGAATATGCAATCAAGCTACGATGTTCATGTTACAGTGGAAGGAGATGTAATGGTAAACTAATATCTCTTGATAGGCCAGTTGGGGGCTAACAACCCCCGATTGGTTTATATAAGCCTAATTGGGTTTATATAAACCAATTATGGTTTACAGAATAGGTCTTACTATAGACCTATGGGTGGCACACCCACTGTGCTAATGAGTGAAAGGAAATAGCTATGACTATTTACACACCTCATTTTGATGAAACGCCAGTAGTATATAAGCCTATAATCAGGAACATTCGGGCTTTCTGGTGCAAATGGGTCAAATCTGTACCCGGATTTAACTATGAAGAAGGGTGGGCAGAAGGGGAGAGTATCCTAGCTCCTGATCGTGCCTTGTATAGTAATTGTGATATCTTAGAGTTAGAAAGATATCGCAGAGGAGAGGGCTATGAAATAGATCACAAGGGCTATTATGATGGTCATGAGATTATGTTCATAGTTACTTTTCAAATTGGTAGTAGAATGGAGAAAAGGTTCTATAAGCCTGAACATTTCTTTCAAATACTACATGATGCAAACTTTGAATCTTACGATGAGGAGTTTACATCAAGGGCATTCCCGCCGCAACCTGAGTATAAAGTGGAGGAATCGAAATGAAGCTCGATGACTTTGACGATTGGGGCGACAGAGTAAACTACCTTGGTAGTAGTCGTCGTCGCATTACTCTAACTATCGATGTAAATATGGAATCCTTTACGGGATGGGGAACTGATGTTGACGATCATGTTCAATCCTATGTTCGTATGATCCAAGAGAAGGGAGATTGGTTGAAGCCATTAGTGATATCAGCACAATCTTCCATGTCTCCTGTTCAATATGAATATGTGGAAGGAACGGGTCATGGTCTGGTTCCTATAGATGAAACTGAATGGTGGAAATCTATGAATGACGAAGAAGAAAAGTTCGTTAAGACGAACATATTTACAGTAAAAGAACATCAACTGTCTGAACCATCGTGGAAAGAGGAGAAAAATAATGACCTATGAATGTCCAGAAATGGGTTGTGATTGTCATGTGGAAGGGCCAAGAGTGCTTAAATCAGCAGCCGGATTTTATATCGGGTACTTCTGTAATGAGTGTGGCCCTTGCACCAGAGATTCTTCCTACTTTTCCAATGAGGAAGAAGCTAGTCGTGTTCTTCATCTAAATAGGGAGTATCTATAATGGCTTATGTTGTTGAGTTTACCCAACGTGAGTATGATAACAAGTGGATTCGTTGGGAGTTAATGGATTCCAAGAAGAAAAATGGTATTGGTGATACTTCTACTTGGAATCGATTCAAGTGGGTAATTACAGGTGTTTGGCACCATGAGCCAAAAGATCTGATGAAAAGATTATCCACTAAGCTGCACTCAATACAGGAGAATAAGGATGGTCGTCGCACTCTCACTTATCATCTGTAGCGTAGTATGTTTGCCGTTTATCATAGCGGTAGGTATGTTTATCCATCATCAACTAACAGAAAGGTAATAAATATGAAACTATTTGGATATAAATTTCACGGTCGTATTCGTAAACCTAATGCACATCAAGTGCGAAAGGGAGTAAGGGATAATAACCCTAGCTTCTTCTACAAAGGAACCACCATTAATGCGGAGGGAGTAGTAGGTAAACGGTACGATATAGGAAGATTATATCTTCACGTTGCCAATTACGACAGGTAATGTTATAATATAACCTATGGGATGGGTGGTATAATCACCATCCATCCCTTTTTATTGGAGAAAAATTATGAATACTTACAATGACATACTAAAGGTAACTCCCGCTGATAAAGAGTATTCAGAACTGGAGTTCTTTAATGGTAATCGAATTATAAATTCTAAGAATCTAGCTACTTTAATTAGAGCTATACACGAATGTAATTTACTACCATTATGCCCATTGTTAGTAGTATATCTAGGGGGAAAGTATATAATTGTAGATGGTCAGCATAGATATATGGCAGCTAAAGAATTAAATCTATCATTTTATATGGTAGTTTTGAAGGAACCCTTTGATCTTTGTATGATAGGTAGATTAAATACCAATCATAAAAACTGGGGGCTTGGTGATTATGCTAGGCATTGGGCTGCTCAACTGGATACATCTGACATATATCAGGAGTATCTTGAGTATTATAATAATAATAATATAACACATGGGATATTAATTGCTATATATAATCGAACACATATCAAACTACGAGAAGATGGGGGGAATAAAGTATTCAAAGATGGTAAGTTATTGTGTAATAAAGCTATTCGATTATATATTACAGAACGATTGTATCAATTAAGACAACTAGAAGGAGCAGCTTTAAATCCTGTACTCACACGATCAACGCTACGAAAGCAGCAGTTTCAAACTGCTATCTTGTTTGCTTTATCTAATGAACACTTCAACTATAAAAGATTTCTAAAGAACCTATATAAAAGGAGACATAATTTTAATTTAATTGCAAAACATGTTGACATGGTACATGAAATATATAGAATAGAAAATATAAAATAGAGGAACCTATGAAAAAACATAGATACATTAAGGTAAAAGATCCTAGTTGTAAAAATGTTAATGATATGTATGCTAATTACTCTGGGTTGTGGAACTTTTTAAAGTTAAATAAAGTACAACGAAGGGGTGATAGGGGATACATGTTGTGGACAAATGAGCATGTATATAGATTGGAGGTAAGTAATGTCCCAACCACCAGCAGAGAGGAAGTATAAGTACAAAGATCATAGGGATATTGGCCCTGATATGGTTGATTATCTGCTTTCAGCCGCCGATGTCTCCAATATCTATGCCTTGGATATTGAGGAGATTAATGATTTTTTAAATGGGCAAGAACAATATCACGATGAACAATATGTACAATATCAACAATCAAATAGGAGTATGTAACATGGGTGTAATGTTTAACCATGACAAGATTGATTTTAATGTAGAGAAGTTTGATCTTTATCATTGGGTATTAAAGGAGAACATCTGGAATACTGATTGTAAAGTACCAAGTGATATTGGTGTAGGTCTTAGACGTACTGATACTAAGGAACCTCTCTCTATAGTTGCTGAGGCATACGAACCAGTACAGTATAAACCTATAGTAAATAATGTTGAGCAGTCTATATATAAATCAGGTATGGATAGAACTGATGCTGTATTTGAAACTAATGTCTTTGATAATGGAGCAAGGCTTGAGTTACGTGCTAAATTCCCTGCCCATCAGATGCAGATAGCCCAAGGAGACACAGTTATACCTGAGTTTGTCTTTCGTACTTCTCACAATAGAACATGGGCTAACAACGGTATGATGGGACTATGGAGAGGCTTCTGCTGGAATACATTAGTATCGGGAGACAAGCTGGCCTATGTCTATGGTAGGCACACCAAGAACTTTAACGTGCAAGGCTTTGCCTCAAAGATAGAGAAGGCTGCTGAGTATATAGCTAGTGGTGGACTAAAGCAGATGAAGACTTGGTATAATACAGATGTAAGCCGTGATAACATAATTCATCTGTTTACTCATACCTTGGCTAAGAAAACTAATAATGTTAGTCGTGAGGTGGAACCTAATAAGGTTATGCTCTCTAATCTAATGAAGATCTTTGATGAAGAGAACCGTCACCTACATGGTCGAGCTAACTATGAGAAGTATGCTACTCGTAATCGGGGTACTCTCTGGTCTGCTTATCAGGCTGCTACGTACTGGTCTAGTCATGACAAGGATGGTGGTAAACAATCCCGTCCATCACATACTGTCATAGGTGGACGAGAAGACAAGGTAAGAAAGATGTTACACTCACCACAATGGATGCAACTAGCTGCTTAACTAACTGTAACTAGGGAGAGATTAAGTTCTTTCCCTATTTTTAAAGGATAGGATTATGAAAGAACCAGATGTATATCAACAGAATTTAGAGAGAATAACACAAATCGAAGAAGCTGTTGATAAGATGGTAAATGAGTGGGATTTAGAAACACTTATACACTTTGCTTGTGTAGATAGAGTAGATTACTTTTGTCAGAATGCTGATAAAGAAGAGGTACAAGAACTATTACGTACATGGGGAAAGGAATAGAATTATGGATAATGTAATGAATATAACAGAAGAAATGTCAGTACATATAGGACCAAAGACAGGATGTATTCTTCTTTGGGAAGAACTACCACAATATTGTGGGAGATATGGGGGTGTTAATATGTACACTACGAATGTAAGAGATGGATTTACTATAGAGTTTAGAGGGTATGATGTTAATCCTTTACTTAAAAAGATTAAAGAGATTAAAGATAGAAATCTTCACTTCCCATTTAATAACCATATTGACAATTTGGAAGAAGATATAAAAAGAGAAGTAAAATTTAGACTGAATGAAGAAATGGACGCAGGATATGGGATATAGACTATGACTATGGAAAAAATAGAATTAACTGAGGAACAGATTAATTATATTAGACTATATATAGAGGAGGAGATTGACTATAATATAGTTGGTTTATCTAATACAATACGAGATTCTATAGAAGCATACAATGGTGGAGCTAGATAAGGAATAGAACATGCCATCAGCTATACATATATCTAAATTAACAGGTAAGCTAGAGGATTTTCGTGCCATCTCTGTTAATACCTTGACCAATGAGTTCTGTAATAAGATGCACAAGTCAAAGAGGAAGGATCATATATGTCCCAAGTGCTATAGTTTTGCATTGCTCACGGGCTTTCGTAAGAATGTAGCACCACCATTGGAACGTAACTCACGATTGTTAAGCAGTCGGTTGCTATCTATTGATGATGAGCTACCCTTTATTAACGATGCTTACTTTAGGTTCGATGCTCATGGTGAGTTAATAAATCATACACATCTTTTGAACTATATAAATATAGCACGTAAGAATCACGGCTGTAACTTTGCTTTGTGGACTAAGAGAAAAGATTTAATAAATAAATACTTTAAGTTAGGACTTACTAAACCTGATAACTTAATCTTAATATACTCTAACCCTCTTGTTAGTAGTATCATGGACACACCACCTAAATATTTTGACAGGACATTTAATAATGTACTGGAACATGAAGAGGTGGAACGTCAGAATTGTACTGGACAACAGTGCAAGGATTGTTTATTGTGTTACACTCCTAACAATAGAGTTACCACGATAGTCGAGAAAGTTAAGAGGTACTAATGAAGAAAGTTGTTGGTAAACGTAAGAATAATCCGGTAGCAAAGCAACTTGCTAATCCTAAATGGAGAAAGAGAATTGTTATGAGCAAAGTTATGTATAACAGAAAGAAAATAAATGTGGATCATAACGAAATATGAAGAGGAGGATTTGTTTGATGTCTTGACAGATGAGGACGGTAACACTATTAAGTTTAGCAATGAGGTGTCTGCTTGGAGATATTTAGAATTACTATGTAGTGATTACGATATATCTTCTGAAGATTTTGTTGAAAACGAAGCAATAGAAATATGCAGGATACATTAAATGTATAAATATATATTATTAATTTTATTAACTATGTTATTCATAGCTTCAGCAAGTTACGCTGAAGATAACGAAGAGTATCATTGTTTAGTTGAAGCTATTTACTTTGAAGCTAGATCTGAATCTAAGATAGGGCAATTAGCGGTTGCCAATGTTATCTTAGAAAGAGTAAGACATGAGGATCATCCCGATACTATATGTAAAGTAGTACATGAATGGAAATATTATCCTCAATTACATAGATGTTCTTTCTCTTACTACTGTGATGGTAAGAAAGAGATTATGTATGAAAAAGAATCTCTTTCTAACGTCATGCATATAGCTACTCTTGCTTTAAAGGGAGCTGTAGTGGAAGATGTATGGGGATCTACTCATTATCATAGTAGACATGTTGAACCATACTGGACAACCGATATGTTTTATATTGGTTTAATAGGTGAGCACCTATTTTATGATAGCACACATTAGAATGATAAGATATATTCATCAAGGACCAGCCAATGGTATTGGTTGGCAGGTGTATGTTAATGATTTACTAGGTAACCCATTGATATTGCGAGAGTTTATTAATGAGAGTGAAGCTATTACATATTGGAAAAAATTTAATAACGCAACAGGTAACGGTATGAATATAGAAAAAGAATTAAGACGTAACGTCAAAGAATTACAAGGACAATTACAACGTGCTTATGAAAGGATTAAATTATTACAGAACGAAATTCATAATCAAAACAAACGGGAGTATTATAATGATCATTTCTCTAAACAAAATATGTCTGGGTGGGCTATGATGGAAGATCCTCCTGAATATTTAGAGAAGGGAAAGGATGAACTTCCATATCCTACAGATAAAGATAACGAATGATCAAAGAAGATGCACTCCATTTAAGTCGCTCTAATTTTTTAGAAAAGTATGGAGATTATAATGAATGGCTTTATGATAAGGTACACGGCGAATTAATTCGACAGGTACTTAAAGAAAGTCTTGAAGCTATAAGAAGAGATAAAGAAAAGGAATATCTTATGAGTAAGGTAAAGGATTGGTTGATTGAAATGGAAGAAGATGCCGCTTACTTAACACTCCCTGAGTGGGTAGCAAAACACGGGAGCAGTCACCAAGATATATGGCATAGAATACAAGGTGATACAGAAGATCAATTTGAGATGGAGTTGTGATATGACTACAAGTTTTATACAAAAGGAAAGACAAAGAATCTTTAGGGATTTAACAAGACAGTACCAACAAGAAGGCTATGCAACTAGAGAAGCAAAGCGAATAGCTAAAAGGGAAACCGATGATATCATGGCAGATAAAGAAACTTTTGTTGAGAATTTTGTACAAGATACGTGGGGTGAAATCGATGAGTGAAACTGTTATATGTGTGGAGTGGATTGATTCAGCTTCCTATGAAGATGGCAAGTGGAAAACAGAGGAAGAGAAAAATGAGTTGGTTCCTATGCGAATTAAGTCGTGTGGTATATTAGTAAATGAAGATAAACTATACGTAACTTTAGCTGGATCAATTAATAATGCTGATAAAGAAACTGAAGCACAGTATGGAGAGTTGATTAGTATACCAAAGTTTGCTATTGTAAAACGGTGGAGTTTTCCACGTAGCTTTTTAGACGGCACATGGCCGGGACCGGGGGTATAATGCAACAACAAAAATGGTTAGATCGTGGGCCTTGTCCTGAGTGTGGATCAAGTGATGCCAATGTAACACACTCAGCAGGATATTCTTATTGCTTTTCTTGTAAGACTAGGTTCGGATATAAGAATGAAAATATATTATCAATACCAAAGGTAAAGGTAAAACGTATGGCAACAACAGGTGAGTGGGGAGATATAACAGATCGTAATATCTCTATGGAAACTGCAAAGAAATTTAATACTAAAGTTAAACGATCCGGTAATATAATTACTCATCACTTATATCATTACTATAATGATAAGGGTGATCATATAGGTAATAAGATACGGCAGACTAAAGATAAAAAAATGTGGGTAGAAGGAGAGCTATCGAATGCTGTACTCTTTGGTCAGAATATATTTAATCAGAAGGCAAAGTATATAACTATTTGTGAAGGTGAAGTAGATGCTATGGCAGCTTACGAACTTATGGGATCAAAGTGGCCTTCAGTTTCTATAAAAACCGGGGCGGCAGGGGCTTTAAGAGATTGTAAGGAAGCCTTTAATTATCTTGATAAGTATGACAACATAATCATATCCTTTGATATGGATAAGCAGGGACAAGAGGCCGCTGAAAAGGTAGCCCAATTGTTTGCTCCTAATAAATGTAAGATTATGAAGATGGAGCATAAGGATGCTAACGAATATCTAAAGATGAACCAAAGAGAATCATTCACCCAAGCATGGTGGAATGCTAAATCCTATACACCTGCTGGTATTATTAATCTTAAAGATTTAGGTGATAAATTATTTGAGGAAGATTATTGTGAGACTTGTCTCTATCCTTGGCCTAAGATGAATGAGAAGACTTACGGAATGAGAACCGGGGAATTAATTACGTTCTGTTCCGGGTCGGGAATGGGAAAATCGTCCATCATACGAGAACTTATGCACCACTTCTTACGTAACACAAAAGATAACATAGGTATACTAGCTCTTGAGGAAAGCATTAAGAATACGGCGTGGAATATTATGTCAGTGGAAGCGAGTGCTCGTTTATATATTAAAGAAATAAGAGAAGGCTTTACACCTGAACAGTTAAAGAAATTCCAAGAAGAAACTATTAACTCTGGTAGGTTCTTTGCCTTCGATCACTTTGGATCAGTAGATAATGACGAGATACTAGCAAGGGTTAGGTTTATGGCTCAAGCTCTTGATTGTAAATGGATTTGTTTGGATCACTTGAGTATACTTGTATCAGGTCAGGAAGATACAGATGAACGTAAGTCCATCGACATACTAATGACTAAGCTAAGATCTCTGGTGGAACAGACAGGTGTATGCTTGTTACTTGTATCCCATCTACGTAGACCTGCTGGTGATATAGGACATGAGGGTGGCAAAGAGGTGACACTTTCACACCTCAGAGGGTCAGCCAGCATCGGTCACTTGTCAGACGGGGTGATAGCTTTGGAAAGAAATCAACAGGATGACGATCCTATTATATCTAATACTACAACAATACGTATCCTAAAGAATAGATATACTGGTGATACAGGTATAGCTACTCACCTATTCTATGATAAAAATACTGGAAGAATGACAGAGATTGACAACCCCTTTACTGTAGGAGATAACAATGGGAACTAAGAAATTTGATAGAGAATTATATAATGTATCGGATACTCTTACAAAAGGGGTGATGGGTACATGGTTAGAAGAAGAAGGATATACATCTATAAATGATAAAGAAAATTATGGAGTAGATATATCTTGTGAGAAAAATAAAACTAAATATTATTTTGAAACAGAGGTGAAGTATGGTTGGAAAGATAAGTGGCCTGATACATGGAAAGAAGTTCGTATTCCCTATCGAAAGAAAAAGATTATAGATAAATGGATAAGGGAAGGAGCAGATGGATATTTAACTTTCGTAATATTTAGAAAGGATTGTAAACAGGCTTGGTTTATAGATGGTCATGTGGTAAACGTAAGCGAAGTTCGTTCTATTAATAATAGATATGTATCAGATGAAAAGTTCTATCACATTAATATAGACGATGCTACATTAAAGGATATGGAAAATGGATCTAGTATCAGTAACAACTGAGGCCAATAATCATCTATCAGATATTGTTAGCTCAGAGAATGCAATAGGTATAGAGCTTGGTGTTAAAGGTGGTGGTTGTGCTGGCTTTACATATCAATGGGATGTTTTGTTTGACATACCAGATCAACATGATATAATTCCACTTAAGAAAGGTAAGTTATATATTAAGAAAGATGCAGGGGTTCTAATGATAAATACAACTATAGACTTTTCAAAGGGTATTAATGGTAACTATATTGTATTTAAAAATCCTAATGCTACATCTCAATGTGGATGTGGAGAAAGTTTTGGGATATGAAATATAAAATGTGGGAACATATGTGTCCGGTGGAACATACTATATTGTATGTAGGAAAGGGAGAGGAGTGTAACTGGTGTGGACAAGACGAGGAATATGAAAGTCGCAATCGTAGATATAGAAACAGATTCACTGCAACCAACACTGATCCATTGCATAGTAGCAAAGGATCTACAGACATCACAAGTACTAGTGTGGGATAGAAATAATCTAAATCAATTTAAAGATTGGTCTTTATCTATTGATAGATTTGTTATGCATAATGGTATCTCGTTTGATGCTCCAGTTTTAAATAGATTATTGAATACTAATATAAAACTTAATCAAGTTATTGATACTCTTATATTATCTCAGTTATTTAATCCTATTAGAGAAGGAGGTCATAGTTTATCTTCTTGGGGTGATAGATTAGGTCATCCTAAATGGGAGCAAGAAGACTTTGCAGTATATACAAAAGATATGTTAGAGTATTGTAAGAATGATGTTGAAGTTACAGAAAATTTATATAAAGAACTCAGTAAAGAAAGAAGAAACTTTTCTTCATACTCTATTAAACTGGAACATAAGATTAGAGCTATCATAGATCAACAAGAACGAAATGGTTTTACTTTAAACATGGAGAAAGCCATCGGACTTTTAGCTAGGTTATCTGATGAAGCTAATCGTTTAGAGAATTGGGCCAAGAAAGAATTTGAACCAACAGTTGTTGAACTTAAAACTAAAACAAAATACATACCATTTAATATAGGTTCCCGACAACAGATAGCCAATAGATTAGTAGAACGTGGCTGGAAACCTAAACGATTTACAGATAAAGGTAATGTGATTGTAAGTGAAGAGATTCTTGATAAAATTAATATGAAAGAAGCTGAACAATTTTCTAGATTCTTTCTATTACAAAAGAGAATAGCCCAAATACAATCATGGATTAATAGTTACAACGATAGTACGGGTAGGGTACATGGCAGGGTGTTGACATTGAAAACTATCACTGGGCGTATGGCACATCATAGTCCTAACATTGCTCAGATACCAGCAGTACGTAGTCCCTTTGGTGCAGAGTGTAGAGATTGTTGGACTGTAGGTAATCCATACACACATACTCTAGTAGGTACAGATGCTTCTGGTTTAGAGTTAAGATGTCTTGCACATTTAATGAATGATAAGGACTATACAAATGAAATATTAAATGGTGATGTACATACCGCTAATATGAAAATGGCTGGCTTAAGCAATAGAGATCAAGCAAAAACTTTCATCTATGCCTTTTGTTATGGGGCAGGTGCAGAGAAAATTGGTAAGATTGTTGGAGGAGACAGACATAAGGGACAAGAGTTAATAGATAAATTCTTATCTAAACTTCCTGCCTTAAAGAGAGTACGTACTAAGGTACAGAAGGCAGCTGAAAGGGGGATGATCAAAGGAATTGATGGTCGTACCTTACGAGTACGTAGTCCTCATTCAAGTCTTAACACTTTAATTCAAGGAGCAGGAGCAAGTATATGTAAAGAATGGTTAGTTAATATGACACAAAGAATATCCAGTAGTGGAGTAGATGCTAAGTTAGTAGCTTCTATTCATGATGAGTATCAATTTGAAGTAGCTAAAGGAGACATACAAAAGTTTGGAAGTATAACAAGAGAAGCAATTAAAGATACTGAACGTAAGTTAAAATTCAATTGTCCTCTAGATAGTACATGGAAAGACGGGGAAACTTGGACCATGACACATTAGGACTTGACAGGTTATATAAAATATGAGAAACTACATTTTTAAACACAGCAAAAGGAGCTAAAAATATGTCAGTAATTTCAGGAAATGCTTATTGGGCAGCGATCACCAATCCAAATACTACCTTTGATCCCGATGGTACATGGACTATTGATGTTTGTAATCTTGATAAGAAAAACTTGGATACTATTAAGAAGGACGGTCTAACTGTAAAGAATAAAGGTGATGATCGTGGAGATTTTATTACTATTAAACGTAAGGTACGTCGTAAGGATGGCTCCCTAAATCGTGCTCCTGATCTTGTGGACGGTCAGAAAAGAACCATGACTCAGACTCTTATAGGTAATGGTTCTGAAGTTAATGTTCACTATACTACTTATGACTGGGAGTTCAAGGGTCGTGCTGGTGTTAGTGCTGATCTACGAGCAGTCCAAGTAGTTAATTTGATTCCTTATAATACAGAAGCGGATGAGGCTTTTGATGTTGTTGATGGTGGTTTTACCAGTGGTGAAGGGGATGAAGACATTCCCTTTGCTTCTTAACTTCTAACTAGGAGAGGGGAGAGGTGAAAGCCTCTCCCTATTCTTATATGAAAACTATAAATACATTAGTCGAAGATATATATAATCTATTCAATGCTAAAGATTCTTCTTTAAGTGAAGAAGAAATATTTGAATGCATTGATGAGTTCGGAGATAATATAAAAGAACATCTTAGGTCAGCTTTATATGATCCAGCTGATCAAGGTAGAAATAATTTAAGATTGTCTGCTATAGGTAGACCGGATAGACAGATATGGTATGATGTTAATTTAAAAACAAAGGATGATCCAATAACTTCTTCTACTCGTATTAAGTTTTTATATGGTCATCTATTGGAAGAGTTACTTATAGCATTTACAAAATTGTCTGGTCACAAAGTAACAGATGCACAAAAAGAATTATATGTTGAAGGAGTAAAAGGACACCAAGACTGTGTGATAGATGGAGTTCTTGTAGATTGTAAGTCTACTTCTCCAAGAGGATTTGAAAAATTTGAGAAGGGAGACTTAGTTAAAGATGATCCCTTTGGTTATATAGCACAGATCTCAGCATACGCTGAAGGTAATAATGTAGATGAGGCAGCTTTCTTAGCTATTAATAAGCAAAGTGGGGAGATATGTTTAGCTCCTGTTCATTCTTTAGAAATGATTAATGCAAAGGATAGAGTTAAGTATTTAAAATCTATTGTTAAATCTAAAGTTATGCCACCTAAATGTTTCAGTGATGTAAAAGATGGAGCCTCTGGAAATAAAAGATTAGGTACATCTTGTATATACTGTAACCATAAAAGAGAATGCTGGAAGGATGCCAACAATGGAAAGGGATTACGTGTATTCGATTATGCCAGAGGATACAGGTATCTAACTACAGTAGCCAAGCTGCCTGAAGTACCAGAGGTAGTTGATTGGTAGATCATCATTGGCTAAAGTTTGGTAGTCGTAAAAAGTTTAAGCCGAATGTAGATAAATTCGGATTTGTCTATGTAATTACTAATCGTCAAACAGGTAAAGCATACATAGGATGTAAACAGTATATGGTTAAAGGTAAGTTTGGAGATAAACAATCTAACTGGAAAACATATACTGGTTCATCCAAATGGTTGAATGAAGATATAGATAAAATAGGAAAGAAAAAATTTAAGTTTGAAATCATAGCTGAATATAAAAATAGACGTAGCCTTAGATATTATGAACTATACTATCAGATGAAGTATAATGTTCTAGCTACTACGCTAGAAGGAACAGATGAACCAGCTTACTATAATTCAAGAGTAGGTGGTAAGTTCTATCGTCCGGTTGAAAGTTATAAAGATCCAGAAAATGTACAAACCAAAGAAAAATGAAGATATATTTATCGATCCTATAGTTCAGTTTGAAAGAAAAGAACCTGAACGTAGATTATATTTGGCTATTATATTACAAGCTCTGTTAGATGCTACCAATAAAACAAATATAGTAGTAAAGGATAGAGCAAGAGCATGGTTCTTCTGTAGTGTCGGAGTAACGTGTGAAAATTTTGAGTTTATATGTGACAATGCTAATGTAGATACAAATTCTGTAAGAGGATTTGCTTACGAAGTTATTAATAAAAAACAGGAATCAAATTTTAGATATAGAATTTATCAGATATTATCTGATAACAAATAGGAGCATTTGAATGTCAGCTACCAAATACCAAATAGGGGGTAATCATTATAGTAGTTTAAAAATACAACCGACAGAATATATCATAGCTAATAATCTTAGCTGGTGTGAAGGTAATGCAGTAAAGTATATTACTAGACATCGTATAAAGGGTGAAGGTAAAGATGATTTATTAAAAGCTAAACATTATATTGACTTATGTATTGAATTTGAATATGGGGAGAATAGTGATGGGACTACCGACTGAGTACCAGAACTTTATTTACTTGTCCCGATACTCCCGATGGCTTGAAGAGGAAGGTCGTAGGGAGACATGGGATGAGACTGTTAATAGATTAATTAGTTTCTTTAGAGTACATGTGGAAACAAACCTTGGAGTTAAGGATCAACTTGATACCAAGGATTGGACTATGATACGTAATGCTATTCTACATCTGGAAGTAATGCCTAGCATGAGATCGTTGATGACTGCTGGACCTGCCCTTGAGAGAGAGAATATAGCTGGATACAATTGTTCCTATATACCAGTAGATAATCCAAAGTCCTTTGACGAGATACTTTATATTCTTATGAATGGTACAGGTGTAGGCTTCTCCGTTGAGAGGCAATATGTCAACCAGCTTCCTACTATTCCAGACGTAGCTTTTGATAAGACAGATGATGTTATTAGTGTAGCTGATTCCAAAGAGGGATGGGCCAGAGCATTCAAAGACTTGATATCCTATCTGTATACCAACAGAATACCAAAGATAGATGTAAGCAAAGTACGTCCTGCTGGCTCCAGATTAAAAACCTTTGGTGGTAGAGCCAGTGGTCCTCAACCGTTGGTAGATCTGTTTG